ATAACTAAATTTAACGATTAAAGAGGGGTGAAGTACAGAGTAACCCCTCAATAATCACTTAACTGGTATTAACGGAAGAGAAGCTTAAACGGTAATACCTTAATTATTAATATTTAAAATAAATAGAAATGGCTTTGAAATTTGATTTTAACAAATTGCGTACAGCAGTTAAAAATTTTACAGTTGGTACAGATGTATCAAATGGATCTTTAGCAGCTGGCGAAGAGGCGAAATTTACGCCTCACATGAGATTGGCTAGACCAGTAGAAGCAATTACTAATGCTGCTGCTGTAACTAGAACATTAACAACTGTAGAGTCTGGAACATTGTTTACATTAGACATGACTACAGCAGACAACAACGTAACAATTACTTTACCTGCGGCTTCTAGCTCAGCTGGAGTATATTTTGATTTTTGTTGGACTGCTGATTGTGATGATAATGCTGACTTTATTCTTACAACTGGAGATGATTCAGTAGACTTTTATGGATATATTGTTCGTGGTGCTGCAAATAGTACAGTTCAAGATGTTGATGGTGATGCTTCTAAGTTAACACTTGACGCAAGTGTAACTGGCGCTACTGATACAGAAGGTATGAACTGGCATGTATTATGTAACGGTGTAGACTGGATCTTAAGAGGATACAGTACTGACGCTGTTGGTGATGCAAGTATAGTTTTATCTACTTCTGCATAATTAACAATTTGAGTAACGGAGGGGCTTAGTCCCCTCCATTATTCTTATATTTGCAATATGAATTTAGTTCAGTATTTAAAAAGTTTAGATCCCGAAGGATTTAAAAAAAAGGTTAGGGAGGAAGAACAAAGTAAAAAAGAAAGATTCTTTATTGGAGGACAAAGTGGCTTCAAATGGAATACACACTCTGGCAATAAAACATGGATAGAAAATGGTAAAATTGTCAAAGAAAAAAAGGGTAAGAAATTACCACCAAAGTAGGGAGTATTAATTTAATAACTATAAAAATGAAACACACAGTTTTAATAAAAGCAAAAAACCCAGGTAAGTTTAACTATTGTAAGTTTTCTACTTATACTGGTCGTGGAGGTTCTAAGATCTCATTAAAAACATTAGACGGAGAAGTATCTACAGGATATGAAATGTTTAGTGCTGTCGTAGCATTAGATTTAAATGATGAGTATGATAAAAGAGTATTTGATTTTCTTAAAGATCATCCATTAGTAAAAGGGGGTAATTTTGTTTTAGAAGATTTATCAGCTAACGAAAGAAATGCAGCTGAAATGTCTTTAGCAAAAGCAGATGCTGTAACTGCAGCAGCTACATTAAGTAAAAAAGAAATAGAAGATTTATGTCACTTAATTGGATTGCATGGTGATTGGGATGATAATATACGTAAAGCTAAAATTATTGGATATGCTAGCGACAACCCAAATAGATTCTTAGATGCGTTAGATGATAAGGATGCACCAATAAAAATATTTATTAGAAAATGTTTATCTAAAGATATTTTTGCAAGAGTAAATGGAGTATATAAATATGGTACAGCAACTATTGGCTTAACAGAAGATCAAGCTGTATTATGGGTAAAAGATAACGCTGATATACATGCATTACTTAAAAATCAATTACGAGGCAATGTAGTAGAAGAAGTTGTAGAAGAAGTTGTTGAACCAGAAAAAGAAAGTAAATAATGAATTTACAAGAAGCTCATGATTTGATGGATTTGCTATTAGATAAAGCAGATCAACCATATTTTACGGAAGATGAAAAAAATATGTTTTTAGATCAAGCTATAGCTTCTTTTATAAACAATCATTATCAACTTTATGAACAAGAGCAAGTTTCTAGAGATGCATTAGCTTCTTTTTTGCATTATGAAGCAATGAATAACACAGATACTGACTGGGTAGCTGGTGTAATTCCTTTGCCAAGTGATTATGTTCATATTATACAAGTAAGTCTAGCGTATAATACAACAAATTTTAGTGAAGGTAAGCAAGCAAAAATAATAGGTCTTAAAGATTTCTATGAAAGAATATATAGCTCTGATCCTTTTAACAAAGCCACAGAAGAACATCCTGTTGCTTATGTAAGAAAAAGTGGAGGTGGAACAAGTTTATATGTAGGTTATTTTCCACAAATACCAGCAATCAATAATACTGCTACAAATCCAGGAAAGTGGCGATTTAACTGTTTAGTTTTTAAAGGTCATGAACATTGTTTTGCAACTGATCAAGATGATTCATTAAAAGAAATATATCAAAGAGAAGTAATTGATATAGCAATAAGAAAAATGACAGGAAATATTGAGGGAGCTAATGTAGAGTTTCAACAAATTGAAGCAGAGCAAAGCAAATCGATATAAAGAGCTTTTTGCTCCCTGCGCAATAATAGGCTGTATCATCTTGGGGTGTGAGGCCTATTGTTGTTTAATATAAGATTTTAGATTACTTTTGTAGTATGGCTACATTAAATGAAATAGTATATAATATCAAAAGTATTGCCAATGGTGGCAATAGCAATACTGAGCAAGATTTAGGTTCAAGGCAAGTAAAATTTTGGGTACACTATCATAGAGCAAGATTATTAAGACAATTATCTGCAAATGGTAGACAGTTACCTAGTATATGTTTTCAAAATTTTAATGCTAGACAAAGCATGGATTATTTTACAGCAGATAGTAACTGGGAAGCATATCAAATAGCAAATACATCTAATAGTAGTGAAGTCTTAGTTTTATCTAATAGAACTGCTGATTTATCAAATTATACATTTAATCTTCCTATAACTTTTAATGAAGATTTTTATGGTAGAGATTTTGAAAATCTTGATGTATACGAAGACACAGATGAATATGGTAGATTAGTATTTAAATATCCGCAGCTTTTAAATATAAATAATAACTTTGGTATTGAAGAGTTGCGCATAAAATATTCACAAAGTAGTTTAAATCAAAATCATGCAACAATACCTGTTCCTGTTGTTTCTAAAGAAGAAGTACTTAATAAAAAATATAATAGGTTTAGTGCATCAATAGCACCAGCAGCATATACAGATATGTATTCAGAACCAACAGGTCAAGTTTTAATTATACAGCAGCTTAGAAGTATGTTTAGAGAGTCTGTAGGAGGATATATAGAACCAATACAATATAGAGTATATGCTAATGTTTGTTTACAAAATCCAACAGAGTTACCTGGTTGGACTGATGACGATATATATCCAATACCACAATATTTGGTGCAGGATTTAACACAAAGTGTATTACAAGAACTACAAGCACAATTAGCAGTGCCAAACGATAGAATATCAGATAATGCAGACACAGCAAAACTTGTACAGCAAAAAGTACAAAGATAAATATGATACAGCAAAAGATATTTATAATAATATAAAAAATTTTGTTTGTATAAAGGGACAGTGGTTAAAGGGGCAAAAAAAATATAGAAAAAGAAAACTAGATTATAAAACCTATTATGCGGTTATATCTAGGTTTTTTGAAATATTGATAAGAGATGTTGTCTTAAGAAATGAGTTAATTCATTTACCATGTGATCTTGGATATGTATACTTAGATAAAAAAGAACACAAAAGAGCATTTCATTATCGAGTAGATATAAATGAATCTAATAAAAAAGGTAAACTTGTAAAATATAAAGTTCCTATATTAGATGATTATTACTATAAAATAGTTTGGAAAAGACCAAAAAAATATAGTAAATGTAAAATTATGCCATTAGGCAATTTTAAAAAAGAAATTAATAAATTAAAAACAACATAAAATGGCAGATACTGATATTAACGCAGCTTCGCTTACAGTAACAATTACAGAAGCTTTATCTGTAGGGCATGATATAACAGCAGACGCAAGAGATTTTGCTCAAACAATGACGCACACATTTACTTCTATTGCTAATGTTTCAAAAAGAGTTATGAAGTTGGAAAATACTAATTTAACAGAAATTGCTACTTTTGGATCAGGAGAATCGGTAGGAACTTTTAAAAGAGCTTCTGTAAAATATATACGAGTAACTAATTTGGATGGTACAGATGCTTTGCAGGTAGGTTTAGATGATGAAGATTCAGATGCTGCTTATACATCTTTAGCTCCAGCTACTAGCATTATGTATACTGGAACAACAGTAGAAGGTGGTAATGGGGGAACAACTTTAGATAATGCAACTGCATTAAAAGTAAAAGGAGTAGCAGGACATCAATTAGAAGTATTTATAGCTTCAGTTTAAAATAATATATTATGCATGTACCAGTAAATAGAGTATTCAATAATGTAGCACGTAATTTAGGTTTATCTAACTATAGCAATAATGTAGAAACTTGGGCTGAGTGGGCTTTTGAAGCTGAACAGTACATAGGTAGTAATAAAACATTTCTTGAAAAAGAAATAACATATCACAATGCTTTACCAACAAGAGCAACAGCAAAAATTGAATTTGATGGAAATCCTGCTGAAAAATCTTTTATTAAAATAAATGATGTAAGATTTACTTTTAGAATAATAGCTAATGTTATTGATAATGATGATAATATAGTTGGTATTGGGGTTAACTTAGATACAACATTGGGTAATTTAAAAGATAAATTAAACAACTCTTATTATTATGGTGTTAAGGGTATTACAGTAGAACATAATACTGGTGATAGTTTTATAACATTATCAGCTGGAAGATCTGGAGATATAGGAAATCATATTACTTTAGAATCAAGTGGTTCAGCTAAAATATCAAAGTTTTTTTCTGGTGGAAAAGAAAGAATGCATAATAAACAAATAAAATTACCTAACAATATGGTAAAACTTTTGAGTATTAGAGCTGGAGATAGTATATTAACACCAACAAGTTCTAAGTTTAAAAGTAGAGTTTCTGATCAATTAAATAGGTATTATATTAATGGTAATAGAGTTAATTTTTCTGCAGATTATACAAATGAAGATATTGTAGTTAGTTATTTAGCTGTACCATTAGGACCAGAAGGATATCCAATGGTTTTACAGGGACATGAAGAAGCAATAGCTTTTTACATAATGTGGAAATATAAATCTGTAGGATATTATGCTGGAGAAGTTCCTCAATATATAGTTAAAGATTTAGAAAGAAGATGGTATCAATTATGTGCTAAAGTTAGAGGTGATGACAATATGCCTAATTCTGCAGAGCTTTTAAAGATTGGAAAGTTATGGAATGCTCGTGTACCAGTTACATCACATAATCCACCACTTTATGATGGTTTAAATAGTTACTAATGGCAGGAAAAAAAAGTAAAGCAACAGGTTTTTCAAAAGGACTTATTAGTGATGTAGATCCTAGATATCAGTTAGAAGGATCATACAGAGATGCTATGAATGTAAAGCTTGTCAATAATGAAGGCACAACTTTTACAATAGAAAATATAAATGGCAATAAACAGGTAGTAGATCTAGATGATATTGCTAAAGATTTTTTAGATAGTTATGGAGGCGGCAGTAGTGCTGTCCCAGAAAAATACTTTCAAGATATAGGAGGAAAACCTTTTGATGTTGGTGATTCAGCTGGAAATAATGTCCCTATGCGTGGAGCAGCTAATATTGTGGGACATTTTTCATTTAAAAATCAATTATTTTTAATTGTTTGCGGCTATATTGGTTACGGACATTCATTTGGATCAACAGCTACAGGAGATTTTAGAACAGCATTTTTTCTTTTAGATTTTAATGATAAAAATGAGGTTATAAAATGCACTGATATGAGAGTAGCATATAATCCTCCAAGCTATTCTAATCAATTTCCAAATTTAAATATGGATCCCTTAGTAAAATGTAGGGTAGAGGGCATTATAGAAAATGAAGCTATATCAAGAGTTTACTGGACTGATAATATTAATCCTCTTAGAACTTTAAGCTTAAAAGATCCAGATATACATACGATGGAACCACAAGAGCTTGATATTATACCAAAATCTAATCATAGTCAAATTGTTGTTACAGAAATGATTAGTGGTAATTTAAGAGCAGGTGTATACCAGTATTGTTATAAATATCAAACTGATACAGGTGCAGAATCTGGAATTTCACCTTTTAGCAATATGTATCATATATCTAATTCTAACAGTCAATCTTATACAACATATTCAGGTAGTCCAGCTGGTGAAATATCTACAGATGGTTTTAACTGTAAAGTTTCAAATTTGGATGATAGATATGATTCAATAAAAGTTTTTGCTTTATTTTATCCAACAGAAAATACACCTCCATTAGTTGGTGAAATTGGTGTTTTTGATATCAACAATAGTAATGAAGCATTTTTTTCACATACAAGTTTTAATGAATCTATAGATGATGGTGTAGCACAAATATTAATACCATCAAATACATGGGATATATGTAAAGATATAGCAATAAAAGATAATGTATTATTTGCAGCTAATCTTCGTAGTAAAAAAAATTATATATCTGAAAAAGAATGGAATGTAAAAATACTTAGATATAATATTGATTCAAATCAAGGAATGTTAACTTGTAATGATAGCACTGTATTTGATTATTATATAAATTCTGACACGAATAGTGTTTATAATGTTGATGATGTGGTTAAAGCAGCATCTGTTCGCGGAAGTAATGCAAACGTCTCATATACATCTGTTAATCTTAGTTCAAACAATAATCATTATGCACATAGATATTTACCAACCCAAGCACAAGATGTAACATGGTCAGATGGTGATTTTGATGGTGGTACTGGTGCCAATGTTAGTAATGATAAAGATCGAAGAGTATTAGGTGGTGCTAGTTATGGATATTATGAATCATCAGATGGAGCTCCAGGTACAAATCTTCTAGGAGGTGTTCAAATGTCTTTTAGGCAAGTACCAAAGGTAGCTGATAATATTGATAATAGAGGTGGAAGTAATGATGGTAGTTCTGTTTTTTTTGCAGCACAAACTGTTAATGAATCTATACAAACAGATAATTTATCTGGATCTACTGGCGGAACAACAAATACTGATACAGAATATGTAGCAACTGTGTCTATGGGTGCTAATAAAGATCCAATGGCAGCAGGAACAAAAAGAGGTTATCAAAGAGGAGAAACATATAGATTTGGTGTTTTAGTTTATGATCTTAATGGTGATCCTGGTAATGTTCTTTGGATGGGTGATATACAAATGCCAGATCATCATGATATAAACTGGGAGTTAGATTTAGATAATACACAGCTAGGACGTGATGCAGGTAATGCTTTAACAAAATATATACAAAATCCTTTAGTACAAGATTATAGATTATCAGCAAATGGTAGTGCTGTTGTACCAGGATCTTCTGTTATGTATGATGACTCTACAGATTATTCTAATCATAAACAAGATCCATTTACTCCAGAAGGAATTGCTGGACTACATGTAACATTTGATTTAGCAGTTGATTTTACTTTTAAAATCCCTGCACATGTTAGAGAAAAAATATCAGGATTTAGAGTTGTTAGAGCAGAAAGAACAGAATCTGATCGTAGTATTTTACAATCAGGATTAGTAAATCAAACAATAAACTATGGTGATCCTGATAGTCAAGCTAATGGATATATTGATTCAACACAAGCAACTGTATTTGCAGATCCCGTAGAACAAGGGGATACAGATATTATTACAGCTGATGAAGTTTGTGAAGTATATGATACAAATTTAAATGGATATGTTGGAATATCATGTGGATCCAATATGGTTATAGGACAATCCTCTAGTTTAAATAGATATCTTAATGAGTGCGATGCATCATCTGGTGGAAATTTTTATTCTCATTCAGGAGAATTTGGAAGTTTACAATACTTTGAAAGAGCAACAGGTCCACCTGTACAAGGCACTTCTCCCTGGCACAGATTTAGTGGCTTTCAAAGAAAAGTCGCAGTTTTATATTCACCAGATAGTACATTTGGTGTAAGACCATATAGTCATAGATCAGAATCCTATATTAGAGTTCAATCAGTATTAAAATTATATGATCAAAGAAGATATGATCATCATGATATGAATACAAATGCTGATGGAAGATTGTCTTGGGGATATGCTACAACTGCTTATTCAAATGGAGGTACAGCAAAAATAGCGCATCCTGATAAATATGATAATTTACATTTTTCAACAAGAAAAGAAACAGATTCTGCTAATTCAGCAGGAGTTATGGTAGGAAAATGTTATGTGTTTGATACTTATTATGCACACTATATAACAAATTATAGTAATTATAATTCTTTATCAAATAGTACAGGAGCTTTATATGTTAGAAATCATAATTCTGTCAATAATGATGATATGAGGTATGATAATCCTGGAGGAGTAACAACACCAACTGATGATCCTTTATTTACTTCTGATTTTGGCGGTGGTTCACGAAACGTTAGTGGTGGTGATGTTGACTCTACATTAAGATGGATTACTAGTATAACAAATTCAAAAGAAATTGGTGATGGAGAGTTTGTAGGTAAAGGATTTTTTTCAGATAATGATGGAAATGCTAGTGATGAGTTTCCATGGAATAGAGGGTTTTCTAATTTTGCTTTAGGCAAATACTATTGGAATAATCCTACTGGATGGAAATCTTATGCAAAATTTGGAAAAAATATTTCAGACAATGATGATTATTCATCTATTAGCACTGTACAAATGGGAACAAGATCAATACTTCTTTATAGCATGACTAGTTGGACAAGTGTAAAAGATGTTGGATATGTTTGTGATAATAATGATTTTGCTCGTAATAAAATAAATCATCCATCAATAATTAATAATGCTAATACAGATCATAGAATGGATGATACATATATTCCTTACTATAATTATGTAAACATTGTAATTGCAAATGATGGACAATATGGTGGAAGAAATCAAGCAGCTATAAATTCAACAAGGTGGATTATAGCTGGTAATTATCACCCTATAAATCATGCTAATCAACATCACCATAGCACGGTATTTGGTGGAGATACATTTGTAAATTTATATTCACATCAAATCACAACATGTCCATTCCCAGAAAAATCTTTTGCAAAATGGTTAGTATTTCCTGTAGAATCAGTTGTTAATACTGACATGAGAGGTGGATATCATTTAGGAGCAAATGATCATATAGAGGGTTTTGATCAACAAACACCTCCATTTAGTAATGATTGGCTATATAATGCAACATATTCTCAACAAAATAATCTAAAAAGTTTTTTAACTATTGATGAAGAAGATGTTACAGTAACAGAATTACCTAATGAAATAGCTTATTCAAAAACAAAATTATCAGGTGATCAAACTGATGCATTTAGAGTTTTTCCAATATTTAATTTTTACGATGTTGAAGCAATATATGGACAAATAAATAGAATTATTAATTATAATAATGAGATACATTTTTTCCAAGAAAAAGCTTTTGGACAATTACTTGTAAATCCAAGAACATTTATATCAGATGCTAGTGGCGTACAATCTTTATTTACAGGATCTGGTGATACTATTGAATCACATCAATATATATCTGTAAAATATGGTACAAAACATATGCATAGTGTTGTAGCTAGCGAAAGAAACTTATATTTCTTTGATGTAGATTTTGCAAAGTTTTTAAAATATGGAACAGATAAAAAACTTGTTTCTATATCAGATGATTTAGGAACAAAAGATATATTTGAAAGAGCTTGTAAATATGGTAGATTAAAACTAGAAGATAGATATCATAAGCACCCAAGAGTTAATGTACAAGATATGCCTTTATATTTTATTGGTATACATGCTGGCTTTGATTATTTTGAAAATACTCTATATATGACATTTTTAGATAGAATAACTATAGATGAATATGATAGAGGTAAATATCCAACAGGAAAATATATAAATCAAGTAAACAGCCCTGCCGATGCTGATGGAGCATACGGAACAGATCCAGAAAATCCTAATAGTCCTAACGTGGGCGGTTTTGCTGATAAATCTATATTTAATACTACTATAGCATATAGTGAAGATTTGGATGCAGTTATAAGTAAATATTCATGTTATCCACAACAATGGATACAACATCAGGGATCTTTATATACACCTAAAAGCAGAATACCTTGGCTGAATTATGAATCAGATGGCGACTTAGCTAATGGATGGCATCATGCTACATCAGTACCAATATTTGGAGCAGCTTTATCTGGTACATATGGAAATTATCCAAGCTTTAAATATAATATGGCTAATTATCATTTTTATAGTCATGAGTTAAGTAGAGGATCTGTACAACTTTGGAGATGGAATGATGAAGATGTAGATAAAACAGTTTATTTTGATGATGTTTTTTTACATCCTGCAGATGATGATGGCACAAGCAATACTTTTGATGCTACAATAGGCTATCCTTTAATATTTAAAGTTCTTAATCCTAATAGTTTTTTAGATGCTAATGGAAATTATAATGGAGGTTTACAATTAATAGATTTAGGTGATGCAGATGGAACTAATGTAGAATTTAAAACTGATGCTGGTGTTGTAATTGGTGAATATGATACAACAACACAAACAATTACAATTATTAACGATGCTAGTTTAAGTCAAGGAACTTTACTAAAAAGTGATGCCCCTATTGGTGAAGCAAAAATTATTCACAAATCTTATGTTGAAAAAGTAATTAATGATTTACCACAAGAAAATAAAAAGTTTGATAACTTAAACGTTGTTAGCACTGTAGGTACACTAGACAGAGAGTTTAAAAATTTATATGGTCAAGGAAATAAACTTTCAACAAAAAGAGGTATACAATCAACAGATTCAGGTGTATATTTTGAATCTTTAGAATTTGTAACTGATTTTGTGCAATCGGGTTTAATAGATATTGCAACTAGCGATAGGCCTACTTACCCAACAGATACAGATTTTGCAGATGTGTTGCATAAATATAGAGAGGGAGTGTTAAGAATACCGCTTCGATATTCTAATGTTGGAGAAGGTGAAACAAATCCAAGAATTACAGGAACATATTTAAGAGTAAGGGTATCAGCAAGAACCACAGAAAAATTTAATATATTTGCAATATTGGCAAAATACAGAAAATCTTATAACTAATGGCGTATCGTGATATAAATCAATTTTTAAATCAGTATGGAAACGTAATAAATCCAGCTGGTGCAACAGCAGATAAAATACAGTTAGTAAATAATAGAACTTTTACAACTCCTTATGGTGGTGTTACAAGTCCTGCAATAGACTATAGTACAGCAGAAATGATGAATCCTGAAATAATGAATCCACTTGACTATACAGTGTCTCCTGGAATTGGCGAATCAGCAATGAGTGGATTATC